TGAAAAAATGGGGCGAAGGGGCGCGTTTATCCCAGGCGGAACGGGAGGAAATCGCCCCCCTGATCGGGGCCGCGACCGGATCGGGACCGACCGGCGACGCCCTGGCGGGAAACCTGAACCAGGTTCAAGTTTCCGCCAGGGCGTCGGCGACCGATTTACTGGGCGACCCGATCGGGGACGAAAATCGACCGACGACGAAAAAAGGGGAAACGGTCCAGGCTTACGAACGGACCCTGGACGAATACGCGGAAATCTACGGACGATCGACCAGGGTTATAAAACGCTGGATCGCGACGGGGCGACGGAACCCAGCTGGGTCCGACCTTCCGCCCCTGGACGAACCGCGGAAGTTCCCTGGCTGGTGGCGACGGAACCAGGTCCAAAAGGTCCCGGACGACCTGATGGACTTGGCGCAAAAAACGCCGATAAAAGAAACCAGGGGGGGGCGGGCCGCGACCGATAATAAAACCGCGACCGACGACCAGCCGGTCCAGACTGATCGAATTCCCGACGTCGAAGGGTCTGGGTTCGCCGCGGAACTGGAACGGATTAAGGAACGGACCAGGATCGCCGCTTCGAAGCTGGCCCAGGCGGAAGCGGACCGGGACGAACTGGCTATCGAAGTCGCGAACAAGCGTTACACCGAATCGCTTAAGATGCTTCGCGAGTTCGAACGCGACGCCCAGGCGATCCTGGAAAAACAGGGGGAACTTATCCCCAGGCAATTCCTGGAACAGGCGATCCGGGAAGCCCATACAGCGATCCGGGACCGCGTCCGCGCCGGTATCGAGACAGTCCGCGCCCAGCTGTCCGCGGCGACGACCCCGGAAGCGGAACGCGAAGTCTGGGACGCCTGGCTGGATACCGTTTTCCGGCTGTTGGCTGAAACGGATTTTACCCCTGAGGTTTCCGACGAATGACGCTGGCCCAGGTCCGTAAATGGGTTTCCGAAGTCCTGGGCGACGTCTATAAGCCCAGGCCCAGGGCTGGCTGTCTGGACTGGGTAAGTAAAAACGTCTACTTACCCCCGTCGATTTCCCCCGACTGGCCGGGGTATTACAATATCGAAAGGACCCCCCTGGCCGAAATCGTTTTCGAGTTTTACGAATCGACCGAATACGACGAATTTATCGCCCCGAAGTCCAGCCAGTCGGGGCTGTCCCAGGCCGGACACGCGATTATCTGTTACGACGCGGAATTCCGGGGCCGCGACATTATCCTGGCCCTGGACAGCGAACCCGAAGCCAGGAAGGTCGGAAGGAAGCGTATCCGGCCCCTGTTGAAAGCCTGTAAAGCCCTGGCTGGGAAGCTGGGGAAGGAGGTCGATAACGCCTTTTCGGGGCTTACGCTGTTCCTTCGCGGCCTGGCGATTTACCTAATGGGGTCCTTTTCCCCTTCCGCCCTGGCGAATAAGACCGCTGGCCTGGCGATCGCGGACGAATGTGATAACTACCCGCCCAGCCCGAAGGGGGAATCGAACGCCCTGGACCTGTTACGCGACCGGCTTAAAAAGGTCATGGGCGCGAAGCTTATAGCGTTTTCGAAACCGAAGGACGAAACGACCCTTATCTGGCCGGAATACCTGACCGGGACACGTCATAAATGTTTCGTTCCCTGTCCCTGTTGTTCGACGAAAGCGGGTTCCCTGG